AAAGCATGTAAGGACTTTTCCATTTTAAATCAAAATAGGTTTTATAGTCTTCTTCCAAAACGCTAGCTCCATACGGTCTGTACCAAGCTCTTTTTTTTACCTTATTATTAATTTTTTGTTTCATATCAGCTATCAAAGGACTACCTAAGATAGACCTGTTTCCAAGTGCCCTTGGACCAATCTCACCATTTTCTTGATACCACAGAACTATTTTTCCTTTAGCTAAATATTCTGCTGTTTTTTTAATAGTATTTCTTAATGGTAGTCCAGGATGTTCATCAGCTTGAATAAATGGAAATTTATTTAGAGAAGGTAAATCATAGCTATATTTATCTATTAAAAAATATAAAAGTCCTAAAGAAATTCCTCCATCATATCCATGAGGGGTTATCTCTAAATTAGGAAATTCTTTTTTCAAAAAGGTATTTAAAACAATACTTTGAGAAACTCCTCCTGAAAATAAGAATTTATCTTCTTTGTTAAAAAAATTTTTTAAATAACTTAAATGTGTTTGTTTAGTTATTTCGTGTAATGTCTTTATATAATCATAAGGAAATGTTTCACTTTTACGATTTATTTGTTTTGCCCAATTAGTAAAAAATTTATGGTCATGAGAATAAACTAATGAATTTTTTATTGAATCGTTTTTGTGTTTTTTGAAATATTCTTCATTACAAGTTCCGAGTGAATCTAACGCCATCATGTGGCCTGCTGCGTTTTGCTCTCCTACTGAAGTTTCACCAAAATTTTCAAGAACTGCTCCTAGTGAAATACCATCCTCTGGTTCTTTTAAAGTTTCTTTTATAGTATTTTTTTTAAAAATGGTTGAGTAACGTAATTCATTTCCATGACCATCTAATATCCAACTATTTTGTTTACTAAAATTTGATAAGTGATGAGCATAGTGATGATCTACAAAATAAACATCCTTACAAATATCAGAAAACCAATTAGTTTTTTTATATTTTTGATTAGGAGCATTTAAGAAACAATGAGAATCTCCTACAGCTATCGATGCAATATTTTTTATATCTAAATTGTATTTAGTAAAAATTAATTTTAAAATTGGTGAAAACAAATCAGAGGGATATTCTAATAAAAAACCATCTCTATCTTTTGTTGCATTAAAAGCTGCTCTTTTAACTGCTTTTTCTTCTCTTTCTATCTGATGATAGAAAAATTTTCTTCCGTCGTAAATAGAAATATTGGCATCGTGCTTTCTAAAATGCAATCCTACTAATATGTTTTTCAATTAAGAAAGCCTATCTTCATTACTTAAAATATTAAATTTTCTAATAAACTTATTATCAGTTATTTTTTTTCTGAAATAAAGATCCAACATGTCCTTTAAAAGCTCGATTACCAAAGTGAGTCAAAGGCATGGCTATATCGGCCCAGATATCGCCACCACATTCTAGCCATAATCGAGAGAAGTAATAATCTTCGGAGAGATATCTTTTCTTTCCCGGACTTGTTTCGTATATACCCGCACAGAATAAGTCATAACAATTATCAGATTTAAAAGACTTGCCATTAATAATTTGATCAGATTCATATTTACGTTCAGGAAACTTTTTCATCATAGTGCGAAAAACTTCTCTTTTGACGAGCATCATTCCTGTCGCTGCTTCTTGTACTTTACAAAAACCATTTTCCATTTTAACATTCATGTGATCATCAAAATTAAGATTATATCCTAATGATTTAACTTCTAGTTCTTCAGGGGTTGCATTAGGATTATCTTTTAATATTTGAGGTATTTTTTCAAAATGAACATGTTTTCTTGGGTAAATACCACACACCACATCTTTATCAAAACAAAGCATTCGTTCTATGTTTTGAGCAGAAAAGCCAATATCAGAATCAATAAATAATAAATGAGTAGCAACATAATCTGTAGCATCCATCATCATGGAAACAACAGTGTTACGAGCACGAGTAATGAGACTTTCATTTCCCATTGATTGCATACGCATTCCTACACCTTTGGCCATGGACCATTGTTGTAATTGTAATAAACCATGCATCGTGTTCTCGGTTAACATTCCACCATACATAGGCATTCCTAAAAATAATTTAAAATTCTTATCTTTCAGTTCTTCTGGCTTAATCATATTATTTCCCCTTACTTGCCCCTAACATACTTCTTTTATCAAATTTAAAATCTTTGTAAGGACCTTCTTGATCAACATAATGTAAAAAAACAGTTACAAAATGATCATGCGTACATTTTTCTCTCCAATGGATTTTATCCATTCCTTTAAAGATTACTGCATTATTAGGAACCATAGGAAACTTATGATCAATTCGATACCTTTTGTATTCTCTTTTTTCATTATAGTATTTATAATCAGAAGCTTCATCTTCTTCTCCAACAAATATCTCATAAGGAACATCAACTGGATCTGCTCCTAAACACAATGCTACTGTATATTCACACGATGCTCTGTCTGTATGTACTTTTAAATCAGAACCTTTATCATAAATTCTAAAAAAAGAATAAGTGGGCCATAATTTTTTACCTACGTTTTGCTCTATAACAGAGGTGCTCATATCCATTAATGTTTCCATTAAATAGTCGCCGTGTTCCGATACTAAAGAACTAGTTTGGGAATCAATTGTAAATTTTTTTTTATTTGAAAATTTAATAACTGAATAGGAATAGACTAAATTTAAAATTTGTTTTGGTAAAAATTCTTTTATAAAAATTGGTTCCATTATATTACCCAACCTATTAAAGCATATCGTGTTCCTCTCGTAATTTTGTTGACTTGATGAGGAAACATAAAATTAGAAGGAAAAATAACTGCATCCCCTACATTTTGAGGAATTGTGTATTTCCCTTCTGGAATATTAAAAACAAATTCTCCTCCTTCATATTCATTATTTAAACAAATAGAAATAGAAAGGTGTCTTTTAGTAGCCTTTTTTCCAAAATCTTCATGAAATTTATATCCAGCTTCGTGTTCATTAAAATCATATCGAAGAATGTCTAATTGAGATATTTTACTAATATGTATCTCGTGTTTGTTTTTATAATGATGAACACATTCAAATATTTTTTCTTCTACTGCATTTAAACAAATTATTTCGCCTAAAGATTTAGTGTCGAATAAATTTCGAGTTAAGCAATTTCTAACGTTTTTATTTACTCCTTGTCCAATAGTTCCTGCATCTTGATAATTGTTATCAAAATATGCAATAATTTTATTACAGAAAGTTTGAGGTATTATTTTTTTGATTTCTAAAATATATTCTTTCATATTTATTTATGCACAGAAAACTTAATAAGTAATACTGTGCGCAGAAAGATAATTACTTCTTTCTGTGTTTGCTGTGTTAGTAGCTTGTGAACTGTTAGGAACAAAATCTGCTTCATTATTTCCACCATCAGTCCATGTAGTAAATTGCTCTGAAACATTTGAACTGTAGGCTGTTTTCCAAACATCTTGAGCCTCACATCTTATAACGACATTTGTCGCCCATTGAGGAAAAGAAGATAAAGACTCATTTTCTCTATTGTCAATGTATTCTAATACTCCAGTGTTAGTAGAAGAGTTCCATTGTAAAGCATGAACGTTAGCATCAATTTCAGTATGTGAGCGAATATTTAAATAAGATTTATTGTCAATAATTACATCTGATTCTGTATTTCCTGTTCCTAATCTAGGTCCATCATTTACACTGTCAGGATTTATACCAGAATCAAAAACAATAGTTATTCTAGAATTAGAAGTGGTATTATTTACGGTTGTTGCCATCTTTTTTTCCTTTCTTTGTTTTTATCTTATTATTGCTTAATTGTCTAATAGTTTCATCTTCTAAATTAGGGTTATTTTCTTCAATCGCTTTTTGATGGTTTCCTATTTTTGCAAAAATACTACTAATTTGTTTCATCTCTTTCCTTGTTTTAGGATTAGCAGAAAGAATACTATTCATGACATTTTGACCCTTAACCATTTCATTTCGAAATGATTCGGTAGCGGCTTGAACGCCTGTCATTTTCGCTGAACTCTCTACTAAAAGTAAGGGTAGCCAAGCAATAGAACATCCCCATTCTTGAACATCTAGCCCTGTTTGAGGATGTTTTCCTTGAAGCATGTTATACCAAAGACATTGGTGCTTAATACATTTTTTCTGTAATAACGGGCATTTTCCGTCTGGATCAAATATTGGCATTAATCTTTTGTAGCGACAATAACGTTTGCATATTTAACGTTTGCAGCAGGAACTGTTACCGAAACATCAGCTGTTGCACTAGATAAACTACCACTAAAGGGGTGAGAGTGACTTCCACTTCCACCAGCAGGGAGTATACCGTTTGGGAACGCTCGGGGAGTGGTGTAGAACCTTTTATTGGTCCAATCTACGGTATCGATATAAGTGGAAGGAGGACCTGGTTGATCCATCATATTATGTGTATGAGTAGCTATCTGTGGAGTTGATAAAGTATGATTTCCCACTGTACCACTAACAGAACCTGAAACAGGAGCGGCGGGTTGAGCTCCCGACTTATCAGTCGTTGCTAAGAATGAGGAGAAGTAAGATGTCGAACCACCTGTGCCACCACCAGAACCAGTCACCACTGACATCACAGTATTAGAAAGAGCGGCAGCAGTATCTTGTGTCCACCCTGTAGGAGCAGATGATTGATAGAAAACCATTTTTGTTCCAGATGCAAATGGATCAACTCCACTTAAACCTGCACCATTACCTGTAATTACACCTCCACCTGCTACGTCTAGGTTTCCAGTGATTGTTGTTGCTGTTAAATTTGCCATGTCTTACTTTTTCCTTTTTAACATATTTATCTCTTTTTTCAATTCCTTTATTGCTTCCAATAAATAGGTTGTCATTTTAGTATACTTAACTGATTCTGGTTTGCCATCTTTTAATTGAACTAATTCAGGCAAATGTTTGTAAACTTCTTCAGCAATAAAACCTGTTTCGTCTTTTTGTGATCCATCAATTTTGTCATATTTATAAGCATTTATTGAATACAATCCGTCTATGTTTTCTAATGGTCGAATGTTTTCTTTTAAAGCTATACTTGACTCTTCCGTAATCGTACCACCTATAGTGACATCGCCTGATAAACGAGATAAGGAGTTTTTTACATTATAGTTGGATGCTCCATCACAATAAAGATAAGCATATTCTCCTTGAGTTACAGCAATACCATTCGCACTATGTCCTGTTGCAGCTACGGTTACAGTGAAAGATCCTGAGGTGTTATTAAACACAACATAATTACTTTCAGCAGCAGGAATAAATACGTGAATGTTTGCAGTTAATGTTCCATTCAAATCTAAAACTTTATTAGAAGCATCGGCAGTGGGATCAGCGTTATTAGTTGAAAGAGTGACATTAGCTGAACCACCAACATCTTTTGATAAGTACCCTGCACTAAATGCATCAACTGTTTGTAAGTTTGTATTAGTATTATTTCCCCAGGTATTTGCATTCGCACCTGTTTCCATTAACTCTAATTTTAATCTACTTGAATAGGTACTAGCCATTTAATTTTTCCTTTAATAATTGTATTTCTTGATTTTGTTTTTTCAAGGCTTCTAATAGATACATCGTCATTTTTGTATATTTCACTGCATCAGGTTTACCGTCTTTGCATTCGACTAGATCAGGTAAAACTTCATATAGTTCTTCCGCAATCACACCCACTTCGTCTTTCGAAGAGCCATCTTTTCTGTCATACTTCACGGCATTAACATTGTAGATTACATCATTGAACTCGAGTGGTTGTACGTTTTCTTTGTACGCTAAACTTGAAGATTCGACCACGGTTCCTGTTACAGAAATACCTGTGGCTGTGGTAGCTAGTTTATCAGATCCTGCGTGTTGAATAGTTGTAGCACCATTATAAGTACTTTTTAAAATCCATTGATTATCTATATCATTATAAATGCCTCCCATAGATCCATTGTTTATAAAAACAATTTGCCCCTCTACAGAATATCCTGTCCAACTGTTAGTTCCACCACCTGTAATTTCTATAGAACCATAGTCTCCTGTATTATCTCTAAAAGTTGCCGCACCTGATACTGCTAGTTGAGTTCCTGTTAAAGTTCCTGTAACTGTCGCACCACCAGTTGTGGTTTCAAACTTTTTGGAATTGTTGTAGTATAAATCTACTGAACCATTATTAGTAAAAACAGCAAGATTTTCATCTATAGCATCTGTTTTTTGTTTTAATGTTATTCCTCCACCATTACTTCCAATTAATAAATTTCCTGCGCCTCTATCTTCAATCCGAGAGTTTGTACCATCGTGAAATAGTTGTAAATCGTTAGATGCACCAATATTTAAATAATCATTATCCCCTAACGATACGTTAGCAGTAAAGGTTGCACCTGCAAAAGTTGGAGAGGCTGAAGTGGCTACGTCTTGACCAATCGAAACTGTGTCGGCTGCAACAGTAACGCCTGTGCCTGCGCCTACATTTAATGTGACATCGCCTGATGTACCGCCGCCCGTTAAACCTGAACCCGCAGTAACGCCTGTGATATCGCCTACGTTTATGGAACCACCTAAAGCAACTCCTGTTCCGTTAATAGTAATACTAGAATTTGCTAGTCTATCTTGATTTAAAGTTCCTGAAGAAATTGTTGAAGCATTGTTTAAAGTGACATTAGAAGATAATCTTGCATCATTAACAGTTCCTGCGGTTAATGTAGATGCATTAATATTAGAAATAACAGCAGTGTTATCACTTGATAAAATAAAAGTTTTACTGGCAG